CGGGGTTGCGGGGCGAGTGAAGGCTAATGCGTATGTAACTTATTCTTCGAAGAGATATAAGAATACCATTGAAAATATTCAGAATCCGATGGAGCTTATTAATAAAATTGATGGAGTCACTTACAAGTGGAATGACAGTGGGCGCACTGACATTGGTTTTATTGCGGAGGATGTCGGCAAGGTGCTTCCTTGTGTCGTTGACTACGAAGAAAATGGTGTTGACGCCATGGCAATGGACTACACTCGCATCAATGCGGTCTTGGTTGAGGCAGCAAAGCAGCAAGACAGAGCACTTCGACAGCAAGCTACGGCTCTGCAAGATCAGAAAAAAGCATATGAGAAACAACAAAAAATGATATCTATGCAGAAAGAACAGCTTGATAAATTGACGAATCTATTTGAAACTCTAACTATCTCTCAAAAAGATAAATTTAAGTCGATGCTGGGGCTTCTGAAACGTCGGTAGCTTACTATTTACTTCTGATAAAACACCTAACCATTATATTCTTATCGGAGGGAACATGAAATGGCTGCTATTCTTAAGGATGACAACTTACAAGTCATCACAATTGGTCCGGCAGCGGATCTCGACCTACTTACACTTACTAATACCGTAGTCACGGTTGCTGGCGAACTTAGCGCGACTACGCTTGACATTGGCGGAACAGACATTACGGCAACCGCAGCCGAGCTTAATGTTATGGATGCTGGCGCGACTGTGACAACCCCGACCGTTGCGGGTGGGGACGCATTTGTTATGGACGATCTCGATGTGGGTATGCGGCAAGTTGATATTGATAACGTTGACACCTATCTGTCTGCAACCACCAAGACCCTCACCAACAAGACTTTGACCTCCCCCGATATCAACACCCCCGACATTGATGGTGGTACGATTGACGGCGTGACTTTGGGTGGAACTCTTGCCGGAACTCCGACTTACTCAGGTGTTGGAACTCACAGCGCGTTGGATATTTTCGACGTGGGTGCCAGTGTTAAGAACGGATCCACCTCCGCTGGCTTTGTTAAGTTTTTCGAGAATAGCGGTAACGGCAGTAATTCTGCCACGCTAATAGGTCCCGCTTCCACAGCCGATGTGGTCGTCACCTTGCCTGCTGCGACTGATACGCTGGTTGGTAAAGCAACCACGGACACTCTTACCAACAAGACCATAACAAGCCCCACAATTAACACCCCAACTATCACGGGTGACACTACCTTCAGCGATGGCGCATACAACTTCACCATTGCCTCCCATGACGGTTCAAACGGTTTGGTGCTTGGCTCAACTCTTGTTACAAAGACCGGAGCCCAAATCAATGCTCTGGTTTCAACAAGTGCTGCAAACAACTTTACCGAGGATCAGACGCTTAGCAGCAGTGACGCTTCTCAGCCCGTACTTAACATTACGAACACACACGATGGTGCAACTTCTGGTGAATTAAGATTTAATAAAGACAGCACAGGCGATGACAACGATATCATGGGCATGATCTCTTTCTATGGCACTGACAGCAGCGATCAAGCGCACGAAAGACTAGCATACATGGACGCGATTATTACAGACGCGGCTCATGGTTCTGAAGCTGCTTCGTTGAGATTCTATACGGCAGTAAATGATGCTACTTTAGTTCAAGGCTTGGCGATTGAAGGTCAGGCAGACGCTGCCGGTGAAGTTGATGTGACCATCGGCGCTGGTGCCGGGTCTACTTGCACAATCGCTGGCAACTTGACTGTTAGCGGTACGACAACCACGGTGAACTCAACAACACTTACTGTTGCAGATGATTTGATTACCGTGTCGAAGGGTAATGACACTGTAGCTAACGCCAATGGGTCAGGCATGGAGATTGATGCCACTGGAGGAACAAATCTTTATTGGAAATACGTACACGCTAATACGGCGTGGCAGTCCAATGTTGATATCGACACTTCAGCGACTGGTAATGTTTACAAAATTGCCGGAACAGAGGTTCTGGGACCAACCACTCTCGGATCTGGAGTTCTGGCTTCTAGTTTGACTTCCCTTGGAACTATTGCTTCGTTGGTTGCATCAACCGCCGACATCAATGCGGGTACTGTTGACAATGCTACTATCGGCGCAACCACACATACCACTGGCAAGTTCACTACGTGTGACGCCACTACTGACTTCACCATTGATGGGTTGGTATTAACTGCGGACACCATCACGAATGATGCTGCCCTATCGATTGTATCGACTGGTCTAACGCTCAACGCATCTTTAGATATTGCACTGTCTGCTGACGGCGGCAACGTGACAATGGATGATGGTACAACCACAATCTTCGACTTTAATGTTGATGACACCACTCTGACAATTCACGACGATCAAGATACCGGCGACAAGTTTACAATCACAGTGGCACAGCATGGAGTGACAACGATTGCGACCGTCGATGATGATGGCAACGACGATGCCGACCTCACCTTAGACGCTGATGGTGATATTAATCTCAACCCGGTTGCCGGTGGCAAAGTCTTGATTGACGGCAATGTTGCCATTGATGGCAGCGTTGTGACAGGCGCATCCTCAATCACATCGACAGCGTTTGTCGGCAACGTTACAGGCACTCAGGATGGCGTTGTCGGAGGCAATACTGCCGCTGCTGGCACGTTCACCACACTTGATTGTACTGATGGCGCGTTTGCTCTTGCCAACTTGGACATTGACGGTGGAACTGATATCAACGCAGCAATTGTTGATGCCGACCTTATGATTCTTGATGATGGTGCTGGCGGTGCCAACCGCAAGTGCGCGATGTCAAGAGTTAAAACTTATATAGATGCTGTTGCGTTAAGTGATGCCAACACCTTTACCAATACAATAACGGTCGGCTCCGATGGTACTGGTTATGATGTCAAGTTCTTTGGCGATACCGCTGGCGCTTATGGTCTGTGGGACCAGTCCGAAGACAAGTTTATTATTCGCGGACCCGTTGGAACGGGTACCGCAACTCCCGGTGTTCTAAGGCTAGAAACTGCCGAGTTAACCGTAGTGGATGCAGATCAGCTAGGAAGAATCGAATTTATCGCACCCTTGGAAAGTGGCGGAACAGATGCTATTCTTGTCGCTGCTTCAATCTGGGCTGAGGCGGACGCTGATTTCACTGACACCGCCAACGAATGTGAATTAGTATTTGCGACTGCTGCTTCTGAAGCTGCTGCTGAGAAGATGAGACTTACATCTGACGGAAAGCTTGGTATTGGCACGGCAACGCCGGGATCGTTATTGCATGTTGCTGGCACAGTTCAGGTCGGCTCTAACACAGCCGGTCAGAATGTTACTTTTTTTGGTGGCACTGCTGCTGAATACATGGCGTATAACGCAACTGCTAATACAATGACGCTTGCAAACGCCGCTGGGAGCACGAGCCTTGTGATGGGCGGATCCGCTGCGGACACCTATGCTATCACCGTTGGAGATGGCACGGATCAGAATGCAGATAAAATTCAGGCAACGGCTTTTGTCACCCACTCAGATGAGCGCCTGAAGAAAGATATTCAACCGATGAAAAACCCAATGGACAAGCTTAACAAGTTGCAAGGCGTCACCTATAATTGGAAGAAAGGCGACAAGAAGGCGAAAGGCTGGAGATCGCAGGAAGTTGGGTTCCTCGCACAAGATGTGAGAAAGGTCTTACCGCAGATTGTTGCTGTGGCTTCTGACGGCGGCATGGGAATTGATTATTCCAAGTTGACCGCTGTGCTTACCGAGGCTGTCAAGCAGCAAGATGCAGAGATCAAAAACCTTCGCATGACCCTATCTACTGTGTTAGAGTCTCAGGAATTGCTTCTTGAAAAACTGGGAATTAAAAAGTAGAGAAGAGGGATAAATGGGTGTTAAACCATACAGGCAGCAATCAGGGCTAGGTCACGCACCGGCATATCAGGTCTCTGGTAGACCGTGGATGACGGGATCGACTATTGCACCTTCGGGAACATTCACTGTTGAGTTTCCGAGCGTAACAAAGAATTTCACCGTTGTTAACACAAGGCATGATGCCGGTGACGTTGATAGCGCGACGGCGTATACCGGGTCGTTGGCAATTTATTTTGGACCAACCCCTAGTGTTACTTGGGACGGGACGAACATTGATCAGATTACAAAGAATCACTATGTCTTTCTAGACGAGCCAAATGATGCGTACACCTTTGAGACAAAATGCACAAAAGTTCATATTACATGTCTAGGTTATGGCAACTATTCGGCTGGAACTCCATCGCAAACATCGGGTGTACATGGGTCGGTAAGGATCATTGCTGAGCTAACAGGCATTGATGATGAGAACATGTATGCACTTACGGGATCTGGAATTGATGATTAAAGGGTATTTAGTTGTTATCGATACTATTTATTTGTGATTTAAAGTATATTTGGCTTAGGAGCGTTTAAATGTCCAAAATGTTACAAGAGGCGATTATTGATGCCGAGGCTTTGAAAGAAGCGGCATTGCGTAACGCTGAACAGACTATTGTAGAAAAATACGAGTCTGAAATTAAAGAAGCAGTCACCGCTCTTCTAGAACAGCCGGAAGATGAACTCGGCTTGGGTGACGAAGAAGACCCCTTGGGCGACCCCTTGGGCGACCCCTTGGGTGGACTTGGCGACGAAGCGGGAATGGAATCAGACGAGTCCGTTGCGGATCAGCTTGCTCCTGCTGGCGCTGATGGTGAAAATCTTTGCCCTTGCCCCGATATGGAAGACCCGATAACTGGCGGTCAGGTAGAAGTTGATTTAAATCAATTGGTTGCCGCTGCCGCTGCCGAAGAAGACGCAGAAGAAGATGCTGCTATGGGCATGGGTTTGACCGGAGGCATGGCTTTGGAAGAAGAGATCGACTTGGACGAGGAGACTCTTGCCAAGCTGATCGAAGAGCTTACTGTTGATGTGTCTCCGCAGTCGAATGGCTGGGCTGGAGCTACAGGCGGCGAGATTGACGAAGCCTTTGAACAGGCACTAGCTCAAGAAAATGACTCAGAGCTAGCTGAAGAAAACGAAGAATTACGAAAGAATGTCAAGGATTTGGAAGAACAAGTCAACAGACATTCACAAAGAATTGGTACGATTAAAGAAGAACGAGAAAAAATTAAAAAAGTCGCTTTGAGGATGCGAGACCATGTAGGTAACGTAAATCTTCAGAACGCAAAATTACTCTATACGAATCAGGTTTTGATTAGTGACTCCTTGAATGAGCGACAAAAGAATAAGATTGTCGAGGCTATTTCAAGAGCAGATTCCGTAGATGAGGCGAAGACGATTTTTGAAACGCTTCGAAGCGCAGTGGGTGACTCCTCAAAGAGAACACCAAAATCACTGAGTGAAGCAGTAGAACGTCGGTCTTCATCATTGCCAAGGGTAACCGAGGCAAAGACATCCGATCCGGCAACGGAGAGGATGAAACTTCTAGCAGGAATTGTTAAGAATTAAAAACACATGAATCACTTAAGGAGGATTTAAAAATGTCTGTTTTACAAAAGCTAACGGAAGGAATCATTAACCGTAGTCTCGCCAAGGACGGTCAGGCTCTCATGGACAAATGGGAGAAGACTGGTCTTTTGGAGGGCTTAGGTTCCGACCAAACAAAGAATAGTATGGCTAGTCTCTTAGAGAACCAAGCCAAGGAGCTTCTACGAGAAGCTTCAGCCATGTCACAGGGTGATGTGGAAGGATTTGCAGCGGTTGCATTTCCTATTGTCCGTCGTGTATTCGGTGGACTTATCGCGAATGATATCGTGAGTGTTCAGCCCATGAGCTTGCCTTCTGGTCTGATCTTCTTCCTCGATTTCCAGCACACGGATTCGAAGCTGCATGTTACTGCTGCTGATTCCGTATACGGTGGTGGAAAGGTGGCGAGTGGGATCGTCGATGGTGTTTCGACCACTGGTGGTTTTTACGACCTTGCCAGCGGCTACGCTTCACCGACTGGTTCGCTTCAGCTTAACGGCGATGTGGCTACTGATGTTGGCTCGGTTGTGGCGGGTACGCTCACTGACGGTCAGACTCAGACCAACTCTCCGTGGGTGGCTGGTGGCGTGACTATTGCCGCTCTGGCAGACGCCCAGAAGAAGGCTCTCCGTTGGGATCCTGATGTCTTGGGTGAAACGGATACCACTAAGGAAGTCTTTAGTGCTGTTGCTCGTATTACCACCGCTCAGATGGATACGATTAACAAGGGCGCGCTTCACGCGATCTCGATCATGACTGCTGCTGATGGCACGACTGAGAATAGCAACGGGCTTCCCGCTGGTTCTCAACTTCGTCGCTTGACTGAGCTGGGTTATCGTGACGAGAATGGTGATGTTGTTGCTGGTACTAAGACTGATCATATCACGTTCTATTACCTGTCCGCTGCGGACCTCTTGGCTCACTCGGCTGACACCAATCACTGGTTGCAGTTTGCTGTGTCAGATGCGTTCGCTGCTAGTACAGCCCTCGGTTCCATTGTGGGCGAAAGTGCATGGGGTCTTGAAGGTCAAGGCTCTGGTTTGACCAGTACTGGGTTGAACGCGGACATCCCCGAGATTGATATCAAGGTGGACAGCATCGCTGTGACTGCGGTTACCAAGAAGCTCAAGGCTAAGTGGACACCGGAATTGGGACAGGATCTCAATGCCTACCACAACCTTGATGCTGAGGTTGAGTTGACTGGTATTCTCTCCGAGCAGATTGCTCTAGAGATTGATCAGGAGATTCTTTCCGACTTGGTTAAGGGTGCTACAGCGGGTACGCTCTACTGGAGCCGTCGTCCCGGTCAGTTCGTCGATCCTGAGACTGGCGCGAGCATCACTAGCTCGACTGCGCCGCCTGATTTTACGGGTACGGTTTCTGAGTGGTATGAGACTCTTGTTGAGACTCTTAATGACTGCTCTGCTCGTATTCACCGTAAGACGCTTCGTGGCGGTGCTAACTTCGTCGTCTGTGGTCCCGAGGTTGCCAATCTTCTTGAGTTCACCAGCGGCTTCCGAGCCAAGGTTTCTCACGACGAGGATAAGGGCGACATCGGCGCAGTCAATGTTGGTAGTGTCTCCAAGAAGTGGGACGTCTGGGTTGATCCCTACTTCCCGCGTAATGTTGTACTTATCGGTCGCAAGGGGAATAGTTTCCTTGAGAGCGGTTATGTATACGCACCTTACGTGCCGCTACAGGTCACTCCTACTATCTTTGGTGATGAAGACTTCCTGCCTCGCAAGGGCGTGATGACTCGTTACGCTAAGAAGATGGTACGTCCTGACATGTACGGTCTTGTGATCGTGCGCGATCTCGTTGGTTAATAACCAAAATCAACTTTAAGTTGGGTAAGCCCCGTGTTAGTTCGCTAGCGCGGGGCTTTTCTTTTGTTCTAAAACTATTTATCTCTGAGGAATTCTATTATGGCGACACCAACTCTAACTCCAGCTTCAAGCGTCAGCGTTTCAAAGCTGTCTGCTACAGGAACTCATGGGGATGTGGTCTCCTCTTTGGCTTATGGGATTTATTCAGACGCCGCTTTTGTATCTGGCGCAGTAGATCAGGTGGCGCATACCTATCAGAAACTTGGAGGAGATATTCTTGATATCGAGTTGAAAGACGCACAAGTTTATAATGCTTATGAAGAGGCTACGCTAGAGTATTCTTATCTTTTGAACATCCATCAGGCGAAGAACATCTTGAGTAACGTTCTTGGCGGCACCACTGGATCTTTTGATGAGGACGGGCAGTTAGAAGATGGTCACGATCTAGATGGCAAAAATGTTAGTCTTAGATTCCCTCGATTCGATTTCGCATATGCCCGACGAGTTGCAGAAGGCGTGTCTGCTGAAAAGGCTATGGGCATGGCACAGATTTATTCGGCATCTTTTGGGCTGGAGGGCGATGTACAAGATTACGATTTACAGGATATTATTTATAGTGCGTCGGTTGATGCAGACAATAGCGATTTTCCATACTATAACAAAGTTGGCACAAACAAAATTACAATTAACAAAATTTATTATAAATCAAAGTCTGCCAGTTGGAGGTTTTATGGGTACTATGGCGGGCTAAATACAGTTGGTAATTTAGGAACATACGGACAATACGCTGATGATTCAACGTTTCAAGTAATTCCAGTTTGGCAGAATAAGGCTCAAGCCATGGCATATGAAGATTCGATTTATACTCGTAATTCTCATTGGTCATATGAACTGCGAAATAATAAAGTAAGAGTATTTCCCATTCCGTCGTCTGGCTCATCTTATCCAGATAATTTTTGGGTTGAGTTTTCTGCTGGCGGTGTCGATACATGGGAAGACCAGAGTGATCGCAAAGAAGGCGTCGAGGGCATTAACAATATGAGTACCTTGCCGTTTGAAAACATACCATTCAAGAATATCAATGCAATTGGCAAGCAATGGATCCGACGTTTTGCGTTGTCCTTGTGCAAGGAGATGCTTGGTTATGTGAGAAGTAAGTTCGCATCGATTCCTATCCCCGGCAATGACATTTCAATGAACGGCACTGATTTGATCTCTCAAGGAAAGGAAGAACAGACCGCGCTGAGAGATGAATTAAAAGAAATTTTAGATCAGCTTACCTATGGGGAACTTCTATCTGGTGATGCAGATGTTGTTGAGGCGTCCAACAAGGTACAGCAAAATGTACCCATGCTAATTTACAGCGGATAGGAGGGCTAAGGGATGGCAGATCCAAACAACAAATGGTCGCAGCCTGATAATCCCCCTCCTCCATTATTTACTGGAGAGAAGGAGCGGGATCTTGTTAAGCAGGTTAATGATGAACTGATTGAAAGGGTAATTGGGCAGCAGATTGCTTATTATCCAATCAGCACTGAGCAGACCGACTTTCATCCCCTATACGGCGAGGCAATTAAAAAAACTTTTCTGCCCCCTGTGAGGGTTTATGTCCTTGTGGAATGGGAAGGTAGCGAAACTACGACTTCTAATTTTGGTATTGACCGTAGAGCATCTATTTCAGTTCATTTTCACAAGAGGAGATTGGTCGATGATCAGGATTTATATGTTAGGGAGGGCGACTTTGTTGCTTACGGTGAGCAGTATTACGAAATAGTAACGCTTGGTCAGCCCAGAGAACTTTTCGGACAGTCCAAGCACAAGGTGGAGATCGTGGCAAAATGCATTAAGGCTGGGGAGGACGTTTTTGATGCCTCGTAATTATAAACCAGAAGCGGAATTAAAAGAAATCCCCTTTCAGCCGTCTACGATTGAAACGGTCGATCATGCGGTTACTGACTGGTTACAAGATATTAATATACATGTGGTGACCAGCAAGGGCTTCAAGCCAGTGCCGGTTTTGTGGGTTGCTGCGGAGCGATCTTTCTCAGTTAAAAACGATAAAGACTTGCGCGATAGTGGTGGTTCTATTAAGTTGCCCCTACTTTCAATTGAAAGGACATCGATGACGAAAGACCCCTCTAGGAAGGGCACGGCATGGGCTAACGTTCCACAAGCCGGTGACCACAAGGGGGGTTCGATTGCGATTGCGCGGAGGATCCAACAAAGGAAGAGTTCGGCGTTTGCTTCGGCTAAAACTAACGATATCTTTGGTCAAAAGACATTTCCATATAGAAATAACAAAGTTGTATATGAAACAATCACTATTCCAATGCCAGTTTATGTTGATATTACCTACAAGATAAGCTGTCGTACTGAATATCAACAACAAATGAATCAAATTATGCAACCATTTATTACCAAAACGGGTGGTGTAAACTATTTTACAGTAACGAGAGACGGACATCGTTTTGAAGGCTTTATGGCAGACGACTTTTCACTGGAAAGCAATGTCGCAGAAATGGGCGAAGAACAGAGATATTATCAAACGACCTTTGATGTAAAGATACTAGCTTACCTGATTGGGGCTGGCGAAAATCAAGATACGCCAAAGGCTGTTATTAGAGAAAATGCAGTAGAAGTAAAGATAGGAAGAGAACGAGTTATCATGCAAGACGAGATTGACCACCCGAATTCCAAGAATAGGAAGCCCGGTTCCGGCGGTAAGTATCGTGGTTAAAAACGGTTTTTCAGCTTTTGTATGACTATTTACTAGAGAAAATTCTTTGACTTAAAGGAGAAGACAACCATGTCAGTTAAGAGATTTAAGTTTGTATCACCCGGTGTTTTTGTTAACGAGATTGACAATTCACAATTGCCCACCGAATCGGGTCGCGTGGGACCAGTCATTATTGGTAGAACCGAAAGGGGACCAGCAATGCGTCCCGTTACGGTAAAGTCACAGTCCGAACTCATTGAGATGTTTGGCAATCCTATTCCCGGTGGACAATCGGGAGATGTGTGGAGAGAGGGTAATTACCAGTCACCCACATACGCTTCGTATGCCGCCATGGCGTACCTTAGAAACAATGGTCCAGTAACCATGGTTCGTCTTCTGGGTAACGAACATGAGAACCGCGACTCGACAAACGGAAAAGCTGGTTGGGCTGCGGGAGCGCAGGCTTATGGCTTGTTTATCTGGAATGATGCAGCCGAGGACACAGCGGTCACTGGAACTTTGGCAGCGATTTGGTATTTCGATGCGGGCGTTGTTGCGCTTTCAGGCACAGCGGAATCCGATGGTAGCGCTCTCAGAGAGGGCACCAACGTTGCGATTGATTCAGTCGGAGCAAATCTAGAATTTAAGGCTGCTCTTTATGAAACGGCTGACGCTTCAGGTGATCCGGCGCTTATTAATTTTAACTTTACTAAGACTTCTGACAGATTCATTCGAAAAGTTTTTAACACCAACCCGGCTCTGCAAGGAGCAGTAGGCACTTCTCCGATTACCGAAGCTCTGCAAAGCAAGTATTTCTTGGGTCAAACCTTTGAAGATCATATTAATGAACACGTCGATACGGATGCAGCAGCGGGCGAAGTGCGTGGCATGATTTGCAAGCTTGCTGACGCTGGTTCCAACGTTGGCGGCAATTTCCAAGACCATGGTGGCGCAGCAGCAGGTACCTCTGGTTGGGTTCTTTCCCAGCAGCTTGGTACCGATACGGGCAGCTATGATCCAAAGACTACTGGCGGCTGTAAAAAACTATTTAGAGTCAATGCACAAGATTGTGGCGAGTGGGAATCTTCAAATTTGAAGATCTCCATTGAGGATATTCGATACTCTCATGACGAGGACGCGAACCCATATGGCACATTCACTGTTGCAGTGCGAAAGCTTCAAGATAATGATGGTGCTCCAAAGTTTCTTGAGCGGTTTACCATGTGTAACCTCAACCCACAGTCCCCCAACTACGTTAAGAGAAAGGTCGGGGATCAAACTCTAGAGTGGGTTGAGGATGAAAAGCGCTATAAGGTCGTTGGCGATTATCCGAACAACTCCAAGTTTGTTCGTATTGAGGTCAACTCAGAGTTGGACGCCGCAGTGTTGGACCCAGAGCTTCTGCCATTTGGATTCCAAGGACCGCCGCAACTCATTGATATCGAGGTGACGCGGGGCGACGCTGTTCTAACGAAGACAGACATTGATGTGCTCACGGATAATGCAATGATTAGTGATGCCGAGTTGAAGAATATTGATGGCACAGATTTCCGTCTTTTCAACACGGCGCTTTCACTTGTCTTTCCTAAGATTCGCGTCCGCGAGTCCACTGGCGATAAGGGCGACAATTTGCCGAATCGCAAGGCAGCGTATTGGGGCATTAATACCAACTTGTCCGGCAGCAACCTGACGAATCGAGGCTGGTCAGATTTGGTATATCCCCTTCCTGCTGGTCTTGGCAAGGATGGAGCGACCAGTGACCACACTCAGATGTCATGGGCTGTGACGCTTGACGACATCTCACAGAGTGTTGATGGCGATATGTACTGGGCTGCGGATAACCGCAAGACTGGCGATAGTATCAGCATCAACGGCAAGCAGACTGGAGCGAGCAGCACTGACGCTGATGGCAATTACAAGGACACGCTTGACGAGGGTGCTGATAAGTTTACCATGCCTCTATGGGGCGGGTTTGATGGGGTGGATATTACGACACTTGATCCGTTTGCGCCCGATCTTCAACTTACCGATACGGCTACAGAGAGGACAAGCTATGAGTATTACTCAATCAAGAAGGGAATTGATATGTGCGCGGATTCCGAGGTTGTTGAGTGTAACGTTATCACGGTACCCGGTTGTACCAATGCTGGGATTAATCAACATCTTGTCGCCGTCGCTGAGAATAGAGCAGATTGCTTGGCTATCTTGGATCTCCCCGGTGGCTACCTGCCTCGTGCCAACCGCACTGCGGATGAAACCTCGTTTAGCGACTATGGCGGTTCTGTCACCAGCACGTTGACAAAGCTTAAAGATCTGGGTGTCAATTCAAGCTATGCTTGCTGTTATTACCCATGGGTTCAGGTTCGTGATACAACTCAGGATGCTGTGGTCTGGGTGCCGCCTTCGGTGGTTGCCCTTGGCACCATGGGTAGCTCCGAAGCTCAATCTGAACTTTGGTTTGCTCCTGCTGGATTTACCAGAGGCGGGCTTACCGAAGGCTCAGCGGGTCTTCCGGTGCTTGGGGTGCGAGATCGTCTGACTTCGAAGCAGAGAGATGATCTCTACTTGCAGAACGTCAACCCGATTGCAACTTTCCCAGCCGAGGGTATTGTGATCTTTGGTCAGAAGACAATGCAACAGACACGATCTGCTCTTGATCGAATCAACGTTCGACGTTTGATGATCTTTGTCAAGAAAGAAATTTCAAGAATGGCTGCGACGACCCTGTTTGATCAGAATGTCAAGAGCACTTGGAATCGATTCTTGGGTCGTGTCAACCCGTTCCTTCGCAGTGTTCAGTCTCGCTTGGGCTTGGTTGATTTCAAGGTTATCCTTGATGAAACCACCACCACGCCGGAACTGATTGATAGAAATATTATGTATGCGAAGATTCTGTTGAAGCCTGCGAGAGCTATTGAGTTCATTGCGGTAGATTTCGTGATCACTGATAGTGGAGCCTCTTTCGAGGATTAATAAAAAGGTTGGGGGGTAAATAACATGCCCCCGACTATTTAATAGTAGCCGTACATGGTTTAAGGAGAATTAAGAAAATGGCAGGATTTTGGTCAGACGTTAACACAGAGCCGAAGAGGGCTTATCGATGGATTTTGTATCTTGGCGGGATCCCACAGTGGATGATCAAGAAGGTAGCGAAGCCAAGCTTCACTGTTTCCGAGACGGATCATACTTATTTGAATCATAAATTTTATTACCCCGGTCGAGTGGAATGGAACACAGTTGCCATCACTCTTGCAGATCCCGTTGCTCCTGATGCTGCGGCTACCATGATGCAGATTATTGCCGAGTCTGGTTATAATCTTCCGACAGACCAGAAGGAAGCGGAGAAGAGCACCATGTCCAAGCAGAATGCCTGCAAGGCATTGGGTGCTGTCCGCATTCAGCAGATTGGTCCTGATGGAAACGAGATTGAAGAGTGGGAACTCATCAACGCTTGGATCAAAGATGTCAAATTTGGCGAACTTGATTACGAGTCTGATGATATGGTGGATGTTGAGATTGAACTCCGCTATGACTTCGCCAAGCTGAACGTCTCTGGGAATCCTGCTGCTTCGACTGGTGGAACTGGCGATACTTCTTTCAGCTAAAGGCTAATACAGAAAAAAAAACTTAACAAAGTTGCTATAATGCTTTAATGTTGTTATAGTAACTTTGTTTTTTTATGAGGTGATGAATGGCAATTCGAAACAATGAGGACCGAACTGGCGAGCGACGTGCTGCTGGAAGCGAGGTACCTCCTGACGTTGTATCCCCGATGGTTCCGTCTAGTGAGACAACTGGACCGTCGCTTGACTTTACTTGTCCAACAGAATTTGTGGATCTCCCATCCCAAGGTAGATACTACCCCAAAGAGCACTCCCTTCACGGCGTTGACAGTCTTGAGATTCGTTTTATGACGGCAAAGGATGAAGATATCCTTACGTCAAAATCCCTTTTGAAGAAGGGCGTGGCAATCGACAGATTCTTACAGAATATTATTGTTGATAAGAAGATCAAGATTGCGGATCTCTTGGTGGGAGACAAGAACGCTTTGATCGTGGCTGCGCGGGTGACTGGTTATGGGGCTGAGTACAATACAAATGTATCATGCCCAGCTTGTGGAACGTCGCAAGAATATGAATTTAATCTTGAAGAATCAACTGTTAACAATGGCGGTGTGGAGTCTGTAGCGAAAGAAACCCCTGTTGTTGCTGGGGAGATTACCGCAACTGATAATAATACATGGACTCTTGAATGTCCGAAGAGCAAAGTTATAGTTGAACTGCAACTTCTAACTGGCGCACATGAAAAGTTTTTAGCTAAATCGCAAGCGATGAAGAAGAAACAAAAGCTTCCAGAGACCATGCTGACTGATCAGTTGCGCCAACTGATTGCCTCTGTTAATGGCAACAGTGAACAAAAAAATATTAATAAATTTATTGATGTGATGCCAGCGATAGATTCGCGTTTCTTGCGCGGAGTCTATGAGAAACTCATGCCTAATGTTGATTTGACCCAACATTTTGATTGCCACTCTTGCGGCTTTGAGCAAGAGATCGAGGTGCCGTTCACTACGGACTTTTTTTGGCCTAAGCGATGAATACATCGAACAGGTCTATGAGCAGTTTTTTCTTCTCAAGTACCACGGCGGCTGGAGCTTTATCGAGGCTTACAATTTACCTGTAAAGATTCGCGACTGGTTCGTTCGTCGGCTGCAAAAGCAGTTTGAAAATGAAAAGCAGCAGATGGACAAGGCTAAGGCACAGGCTAAATCCAAATCAGGCAGAAAAAAGCCCCGCAGCTAGCGTGGGCTAAAAAGTTCCTAAAGGGCTCCAACCGGAGCCCTTTTTTATTAGGTCGATAACTATTTACTTTGAGTTACTTTATCCAGCGGAGGTATCGGATATGCATGACAATAAACAGGGTGATCTTACACCAATTATCCTCGACTTGGACGAGCTTAAAAGCGGCAAACTGGAGGAATTTAATGTCCTCGGTCAGATGGGTGCCGCCATTAAGCTGATCTTGTCACAAATGTTTGGAGGCTCTGCAATTCCAGTCACAGTGAAGGGAAGTCGCAGTGATGTAAGATC